GTTTTTTAAGTTTTATTTTTTTTTAAGTTTTATTGTTTTTTAAGTTTTATTGTTTTTTAAGTTTTATTGTTTTTTAAGTTTTATTGTTTTTTAAGTTTTATTGTTTTTTAAGTTTTATTGTTTTTTATTGTTTTTTAAGTTTTATTGTTTTTTAAGTTTTATTGTTTTTTAAGTTTTATTGTTTTTTAAGTTTTATTGTTTTTTAAGTTTTATTGGTTTTTTATTGATTGATTAATTTATATTTATTGATTATTATTATTTTAGAAAGCAATATAGTCTACAACAACTTGGGGATATTGATTAAAATATTGTACGGGTATTTTTAGCTCATTTGATAAATCCACAAGAAGGTTTTGATAAACCTTTTTCAAACACAATACGTCCGACTTAGCACGATGTCCACCCTCTGAAATCTTGTAATGTTTTGCTAGGGATGCCATACTATGAGACTTAAGTTGTGGAAGCAATTTTCTTGCCAACAACAGAGAATCTACATAAACAAGGTTTGAAGTAGTAGCATTTGGATTAATTTGTTTATAATTAAACAACGCCCTTTCCAAGAAAATCTTATCAAAACTATGACAATTATGTGCTACAAGATATTTTCTTTCATTACTGAAAATGGAATTTTTGTATGTTCCATTAATAAAATTATAGATTGTATGTATATGTTCATTAAGTGTTAGTTTTCCTTCAAACATATGTGGGTGAATTCCAGTAATATCTGTAATAATCTTTTCAATCTTTTCTTCTGGGTCAACAATGTCAGAAATTTCACTATTTTCATCGTTATTTACCATAAAACAATATTCAATAATCTTACAATGAAATGGATTCAAACCAGTAGTCTCAAAATCAAAGAAGATTACTTCATCCAATACAATATTTGATGAATATTGGAATACAAGGTCCCTAAATTTTGTAAGTTTTAGTGTAATAAAACTGAAAATTGTTTGAAACACACGAAAGAAATAATTTTGTTGCACTCTGTAGTTTGTTGATGAAGCCATGTTTGTTTGTTTTGCTTGTGTTTATTAGTCCTTTATATATTTAAAAATAATACAAAATGTTTAAATCAATTTTATTTTAACAAATATCATCTTAAATAAAAAATTAATACCTAATTACTCTATGGTTTGTATTGTATATTGTATATTTTATATTGTATATTGTATGGTTTGTATTGTATATTGTATATTTTATATTGTATATTGTATGGTTTGTATTGTATATTGTATGGTTTGTATTGTATATTGTATATTGTATATTTTATGTTGATAAACAATTTATTTAATTAGTTTATGTTTGTCACAAAACTCAAGGAACTTTTTTTGTTCTTTTGTTAGTGTTTCGATATTTGAATTTCTAAGTGTCAAATATTGATTAATAACATCATATGTCTTTCTTATTCTTGGTTTTGAATTAGGTTTTGAATAAGTATCTTCAAAATCAAGACTTATATAGTCATTATCTAAATCTTGCTTATTTTTACTTATATCTATTGGATTATCATAAATTCGTGTAGCATTATCACATACAAAAGCAAATGATCGGTGTTTCATCATAAATTCACCAATAATATTATCTTCATCATCATTAAAATAATTATATTCATTAGTTTTTTGAAATTCATATGTTCTAACAAACATATAATCTTTCTCAACTGCTTGTAAGCAATCTATACCACAAAATTCTAGTTTAAAAACATTCTCACATTCATTACTTATTTGTTTGAGCCTAAAATCGTTTTCATAAAATGGTTTATAACAAAAGTCACAAAGACCCATTGGTTCAAAATAGGACGCCATAATGTGTTTCGAGTGTATATTAAAATCAATTGTTTAAAATATTAATCAATTTTTAATTTTTCATATAAAAAACTTATTATTATTAGTATCACTATTAAGGTATACAATTCTTTAATTTTAATTAACTCTATTTTTTCGTGTTTTAAATATAAATCTTAAAATAAAAATATTTACAAACTATATTAAAAAAATGGTTGATAGTATAGTTATTGATACAATGGAAGTTGATTACGTAACAAAAAGAGATGGTACCAGAGAAGAAGTACAATTTGATAAAATTTTAAGGAGAATAAAGAATTTGTCTGGTAATTTATTTATTAATCCAACAAAATTAACTCAAAAAGTGTGCTCTGAAATTTACCCAAATATTCACACTTCAGAACTTGATGAATTAGCTGCACAAATATGTGCTTCATTATCAACCGAACATCCAGATTATGGTAAACTTTCATCAAATATTATTATTTCTAATCATCATAAAAATACATTTCCTTCATTTACTGAAACAATTAAATCATTATATGGCGAGAATTTGGTTTCCAAAAAATTAATGGATATTATTGAAGTACATGGAACAAAACTAAATGATGTTATTGATTATGAAAGAGATTTTCTTATTGATTATTTTGGATTTAAGACTTTAGAAAAAAGTTATTTAATGAAAATTAAAGGTATAATAATTGAAAGACCCCAACATTTATTTATGAGGGTAGCACTTGGTATTCATGAATTTGATATTAAGGAAGCAATTGAAACGTATGATTTAATGAGTAAGAAATTTTTTACTCATGCAACACCTACACTTTTCAATGCTGGTACAAACCGACCACAACTTTCATCATGTTTCTTATTGTCTATGAAAGAAGATAGTATTGATGGTATTTTTTCTACATTAAAGGATTGTGCTATGATTTCAAAATGGGCTGGGGGTATTGGACTTCATGTTCATAATGTAAGATCCAAGAACTCAAGAATTCGCGGAACAAATGGTATTTCTAATGGTCTTGTACCTATGTTGCGTGTTTTTAATAATACAGCTAGGTACGTTGACCAATGTATTCATCCAAATACTTTAATTTATACAACAAATGGACCAATGAAAATTCAAGATGTTACTTTAGGAGAAACTGAAATATTTAATTTAGAAGGCAATGTTGAAACAATACAAAACGTTTTAGAGCACCCATATGAAGGTGAAATATTTAAAATCAAAACACAACATAGTATTGATGATTTAATTATAACAAATGAACATCCTATTTATGTTTTAAAGAATCAGAAAAAGGGAGTTAATTATTCAACAATTAAAAATAGACTTGAAAAAAAACTTATTGATTTTGAATGGTGTGAAGTTAAAGAAATTACACAAGATGATATGATAGCATTTCCTATACCAGAATATAATAACGATATTTCCAGTATTTCAGAAGACGATTGTTATGTTTATGGTGTTATTCTTGGTGATGGTTGTATGAACAATAACAGTACAAATGGACATATTAGTTTACATAGTGTTAATAAAAAGGATGTTTTAAATCGTGTTGAAAGATATTTTAATAACAAATTTATAAATTCAAGAATAGAAGTTAACAATAATACTACACGAATTTATTGGTCAAAAACAATTAATATGCCATTTAGATATAATGATGTTTATAATGTTCATAAAGAAAAGTATATTAATAGCAGGTGGTTAAATCTTCCTATTGAGAAAAGTAAATATATAATTAAAGGACTTATTGACACAGATGGTTGCAAAAACAAAGAATTATTATTTGACAATACAAGCAGAGCACTTGTTGAAGGATTACGTTTTCTTTGTTTAAAGATGGGTATATTAACAAGCGGTTATGAAAGAAATAGAATCGGTGAAACTCATACAACTAAATATGGTGATAGTATAACAAATAAAAAAATAAGTTACACATTAAGGATTCCTCAAACAAAGGAAATGTGCGAATTATTAAATATTGAAAATAAATCTGAATTCTTCAAGTTTTTTAAATATGAAAACAAATTGTTAACCAGAGTTTCAGATATTACTAAGGAAACATATGAAGGTACTTTATATGATCTTCAAATGGAAAAGGAACATAATTATTTGATTCATAATGGTTTAATTCATAATGGTGGTGGGAAGCGTAATGGATCAATTGCAATTTATTTGGAACCATGGCATAAGGATATTGAAGATTTCTTGCTTTTGCGTAAAAATCATGGTTCCGAAGAAGAGAGAGCCAGAGATTTATTTTATGCTCTTTGGATACCTGATTTATTTATGAAACGTGTTAAGGAAAATGCTAAATGGACATTGTTTTGTCCTGATGAAAACCCAGGATTAAGTGATGTTCATAGTGAAGAATTTGAAAAATTGTATTTGGAATATGAAAGTCGTGGTGATGGGACAACTGTTGAAGCTCGTGAATTATGGTTTAAAATTCTAGAATCACAAATTGAAACAGGAACACCATATTTATGTTTTAAGGATTCTTCAAATAATAAATCTAATCAACAAAATTTGGGTACAATAAAGTCAAGTAATCTTTGTACCGAAATTATCGAGTATAGTTCTCCAAAGGAATATGCTGTATGTAACTTGGCTTCTATTGGATTATCTAATTTTGTAAAAGATGGGGTATTTGATTATAATATGTTACATATTGTATCAAAAACAATAACTAAAAATCTTAATAAAGTAATTGATCTTAATTATTATCCAGTACCTGAAACTGAATATTCAAATAAACTTCATCGTCCTATTGGTATTGGAGTTCAGGGATTAGCCGATGTTTTTGTTATGATGAAAGTAGGTTTTGATTCAAAAGAAGCAGAAGTTATTAATGAAAGAATTTTTGAAACAATTTATCATGCTGCTTTAGAAACTTCATGTGAAATTGCACAAAAGAGAGAAAAACTAATTAAAGAGTTGAAACTAGTTGAAATGGCACTAGATGCTAATGGAGATAACATGGATGATAACATGGATGATAACATGTGGAAGATTTTTAAAAGAAAAGAAGAATTAAATAATATTTTGAAGTTAAGACCCGAAGAACTTAATAGAGAATCTTACCTTGGTTCATATTCAAGTTTTATTGGTAGTCCAATGAGTAAAGGTCTTCTTCAATTTGATATGTGGAATGAAAAACCATATGGTGGTTGGGATTGGGATACTTTAAGAGAAAATATTAAGAAATATGGTGTAAGAAATAGTTTGCTCTTGGCTCCAATGCCTACAGCATCAACCTCACAAATTTTGGGAAATAACGAATGTATTGAACCATTTACTTCAAATATTTATATTAGAAGGACATTAGCTGGGGAATTTGTTGTAATTAATAAACATTTAATTAAAGATTTACTTGAATTAAAATTGTGGAATGAAGACTTGAAAAATCAAATTATTAAAAATAATGGTAGTGTACAAGATATTGAAGTAATCCCAGATAATATTAAAGATATTTATAAAACAGTTTGGGAAGTTGGTAACAAAGCACTCATTAATAATGCTGCTATAAGAGGTAGATATATTTGTCAATCTCAAAGTTTAAATCTTTTTATGGATAAACCAGATTTCAATAAACTTTCAAGTATGCATTTTTATTCATGGGAAAAAGGTTTGAAAACAGGTATTTATTATTTAAGAACAAAACCAGTAGCACAAGCACAACAATTTACTATTGAACCAGAAAATAAAAACAAAAATAATAACAGTGAGGTATCATCTCCAACTCCTTTTGTTTGTAGACGGGATGATCCAAATTGTGAAGCTTGTGGGTCATAGATTTTTACTTTTATTATTTATTTATTTATTAATTATTTATTATTTATTTTTGAATTTAAATATAAAATTGAATATTGGAATCGATAGAAATATAATATATTTATGACTTATTCAAATCAAATTGTATGTGAAAAACCTTTGATACAATCCTTTTAAAAATTTAAAAATATTTTTTATGATGATAATAATAAAGACGATATTATTGTAAAAAATTCAGTTAATGAAAAATTGATAGAATATTTTTAATGGATTATGAAGAACTATCTAAACACTGTGGAAATTCAACACCAAAACGGTATAAAGCAATAATAATAATGCAAATTATGTTAGCCTAGGAATAAATTAATTATAAATCTAATATGACAATTTTATCATTTGAAAAATTAAATGAAATAATCAAATAATATCCTTTTGTTAAATCAAATTATTGTGTTAACGATATAATTTATAACTTTTAAAAAACCAGAGCCTAAATATGAAATAAATAAATCTTACATAATAAATTATAATAATGGAAAAAAACATTTGGTAAATATTGATTCATTAACTTACAACATAAAAGATAATTCCTATTATTTTTTTTTTTCATATTATCAATAATTGGATTGTTATTGATCTGAAAAAATTTTGCGGAAACTAACTGAAAGATAAAATGAATTAATAAAAGAATAAATATTTAGATTGCCTATGAATATGTCTTTTTTAACAATAACTATTAAAAAAAAATTTATTATATTTGAATTATATTATTAATATACTTTTTATTTATTAACTAATGAGAATAACCTCTCCATTGTGGCTGTCCAATAAAATGCACGGAACGGTTTACATTATTCACTCCTTGAAATGATTTGAAGTTATTAATATTCTTACTAATCTTTAGATTCTTTGGCTTATTATTAATACTACTCATTTTAGAATTGAAGTTTAATTTAAACTTTTGTCTCTTTTCGATGAAATCGATTGCAAAAAGTAGTGTCATAAGAGGGGATGATGTTGAAGTTTGAGATGCCATTTTGGGTTTGTTGTTTTAGAGGGTTTTGTTTATGATCTACAATTAATAAAAAATATTTTGAATAATTGTAAAAATCAATTTTTTTTTTTGAGTATTTTTGTTTATAGTATTCTATAAAATGTGGCTACTTGTGTTTGTATTTTCAAGCATTGTAATCCGTTGCATTGTATTATTGATTCTCTGTGTTAATATATTTACATTTGCTAGTAACTTAATTTGTTCATTAATTAATCTTTCCACTCTTTGTTCAGGTGTTAGTGAAATATTTTCAATTGTCTTTAAATAATTCTTGAATAGTGGAAATCCCTTCTTCGAAAGCAACCCATTCATCTTCTTCAAATTCAAGTCTGGGTACTTATCACTCTGGAACTCATTCATAATATCTTTCATTGTATCAATTACAATTTCTTTGATATGACTTCCAATAAGCCTTGGATTAGTTAAATCAGCAATTGTATTCTTACTCGCATATGATTGAATCCTATTATTATTCATCATATTTAGACAAAGCTTTTCAACTTCACTATTTTGATTAACAATCTTTGGGTTTTGATCAATTACACGTCTATTTTCAACAGCCCAAGTTTGCTTATATTTTAAAACAATCTTTTCGTCGGAGCTTTGTGGATTTACACTTCTAATTGTGACACCTTCAGTGCCTTTATAACTATGAATATAAGGCAAATTGTAAAATACACTTGATACAACAGATTGAAACTTGTTTACATCGAAATCTGCAAGAAAATCAACCAACTTTCCATTAAATATAACTGGAGCAACCTTTAGATTAAACTTTTCAAAAATTTCCATTGCTTCAAGAATTGGAACCTTATTATTTATTATTGGTTCTTCAAGCAAATTTGCTTCTTGATGATTTATAAATATATCGAAGAACGCAAAATCATTATTTGGACCATAATTAGGTTCGCTTTGAGTCTTTATTGAATTTGGTGAGGTTTCCGGTCCATACTTTCCTCCGAATATTTCTCCATATATTCTGATTTGTCCTTTTGTAATATTATTCTTTTCCAATAAATATGTAAACATATTTGTTATATTTTCTTTATTAGATTCAAACAACTGTTGAAAATTATTAAACTTGTCTTCTGGAGTAATCCATCTACGCCTTGAACCAAGTTTAAAATTCCAAATATTATCTTTATACTCTCCATAAATAACAATATTTGAACCATGGATTTTTTCTTGAACAACTACATCTTCTGTGTAGATATCCAAATACTTATTAACAAGGGCATTTCTGAATTGTTCCAACGAATAGTAGGGAATATGTGGTACTTCAGACATTTTAAAGATTTTAGTGATATTTGTTCAAAACAAATAAGATGTTAAATAATAAAAAAATAAAAAAAATAAAAAAAATCAATTTTTTAATTAAATTATTATTAGTTAGTTATATCATTTTAGATATTTGAATATTTACAAAATCATTATAAATAATTTAATCAATTTCCTAGAATGCCTACATTATAAAGAATTTTTTTGGCTGCATTTTGTTCAGCCTTCTTCTTAGAAGGTCCTACAGCTTGTTCTAAAATATTACCTTCTGGATCAAATACACACATTGTATAGACCTTTTCATTAAGTGTACCTTCTACACTTATTTCACCATATCTTGGTAGTTGTCCATATTTTTCTTTAAAATATTTCATTAATTGTTCTTTGTAGTTTGTGTTTCTACGGATCAAATCGGCAAAATCTACTTTATCTTCAATAAAATGAATAATGAATTTCTCGCAAATTTGATATCCTATTCCAGAATAAAAATTTTCCATAAGATTATAATTATCAGTTTCATTAAAATCTAAAAACATTGCCCCTATAAATGCTTCAAAGGCATCTTCTAGAATTGGTACAGATGTTCTACCTTCGCATTTATCTTCAATATGTCGTGAAATAATGATGTATTCACCAAAATTCAGCATTTTAGCTAACGCACCCAACATTTCTCCTCTTACAAGTTTAGAACGCATTTTTGTTAAGAACCCCTCATTTTCTTCTGGGAATCTTTCAAATAAATATTTAGCAACAATAATACCCAATACTGAATCTCCCAAAAATTCCAAGGTTTCATTATCATAATCAAATAATTCCAATGCACCTTCTGGTTTATCAGCAATAACTACATCTTCACCAATATCTAGTGGATTCTTTTTACTATATGATTTGTGAACAAATGCTTTTTGATATAGTGACAAATCATTTATTTTATCGTTAATGTCATAAGTTTGAAGGATTTTATGGACATGATCTTCATTTATAAGCATATTATTAAAATTGTATGGATTTACAATAATCTTCACATCACTATCATTATCTAAATTATTTGTTGTTTGGTTACTCATGATGTTTGTTTATATAGTTGTTTGTTGGAAATATAATTATTTGTAATAACTTATTTTTAATTCAATTTTATTAAAATAAAAAATATGATTTTATGATTTATTATATTTTTTATAATTACTATTTAATATAAACTATAAATACTATTTTTTTTTTTTTATTAATTAACTCTCTAAAATTTTATAATATAACTAAATTATATATTATGAGTAATAAATTATCTATGAGATCAAAATCTATTTCTAAAAATAAAACAAAGAAAATATCTAAAACAAAATCTGATAGGAAAAAAACTTATGATGTATTTATATGTCATTCTAAAAAGAAAAAAGATAGTGAATTATTTATTTATTATTTAAAAGAATTACTTACTAATGACGGTTATAAAACATTTATAGATATTGATGACTTAACAAAAATAACTCCTAAAAAAATAGAGGGTATAATTAAAAATATTAAAGTTTTAGTTGTTGTAGTAGATGATATATGTTTATCACATAGATGGGTAAGAGATGAAATAGAATATGCTATTAAATATAATAAAAAGATAATACCTATAGAAAATTTAGATTTATATAAAAAAAATGATATTATAGATTACTGGAAATCAGGTAAAATTCATAAAACATTTAATGAGTTTTTATTGGAAAGATTAATGGATAATAGTAAACCAGTAAATATAACACCAAAAAAATTAAAAACTATAAATGAAAATAATAAACAAAATAAAGTTATTAAACTTGATGATGGTTCTTATTGGTTAGAAAGTGCAATTATATCTTGGCAATTATTTGTTAATCAAGTATTACCATTTACTTCTAGCTATAGAACATGTTTTAAGAACGAATTACTTAAACAAATAAAGAAACCTTTATCTCCATCTTTAACTATTAAAACATTATCTAGATAAATACCTTTATTGTAAAATTTAAAATAATAAATGTAAAATGTAAAATGTAAAATATTTATGATATTGAGAATAAATATTCATAAACTCTTTTAGATATAACGGGACCTATTTTTCTTGTTTTATCATTATTTATTGGGAAGGTCAAATCTTTTAATAAACATTCTTTTTCTTTTTGTGTATCATTATTATTATATTCATTAATTAAATTAGAAATACAAGTATATTTATCACATATAGTTTTTGAAATTTTAGTTGAAACACCAGGAATTTGACACAACATAATTATATTACAATTTTCAGGATTATTATTATCTTTTTTTTTTATTTTTATATTATCTACATAATCACTACTATTATTAGTTTTTAATTCAATTATTTTTATATTGTTAGTATCATTTGGATTATTACTTATAGTATCATTTTGTATTGTATCATTTGGATTATTACCACTTTCTACTTCTAAAGAATTATTAGTATGTTTAGATACACTTATTGAATCAGAAACTAATGGTGTTGGTTTACCAAAGAACTCAATATTATTTTTCACTTTTTTTAATAATGTTTTTATATAAGTAATTGTTTCATCAACACTATTAGTTCTTAAAAGATTAATGTTATCTCTAAATATACTATTAATTATAGCACCATTAATTATTGAATCAAAATTACTAAATTTCTTTTTAATAAATTTGACATCGCAATTTTCAATAATATATACTATTTGACTATCACTAAAATTATTTTTTAGTCTTACTTTCTGTTCTTTATATCTACCATCATTTATAGAACTATACAAATCTTGCAACGTTTTTCTTTCTATTATTAATATTATTTCTTCATCTCTTTTTATTATTATATCTCCTAAATCTAGATTTTCGGTTTTATATTCAACATGCTTTAGATTTTTATTTGATTTAAAATCAAAGTCATCAAAATAATTTTTTAAGGCATGCTCCCTATAATCTATTATTAATGTATACTTCATAGACTAAAATATAATTTATTTTTTAAATGATTAAATTTATATTCTTTAAATTAATTATTTATTATGATTAACAAAAAAAAAAAATTAGTATATAATATAAATGTACGGAGTTTTAGTTTCAGTTGCTGTAAATGCCCTTATACTTAAATACGTTTTAGAAAACGAAAAAGAAAACTGTGAATGTGCTATGACATGGCATCACAATTTTATTAAATTATATGCACCAGTTGTAATTTTCTTAGCTTTTGTAAGATTATTATTTAAAAACGAACTCGACAAGGCTATGAATACACCAGTATTTAAAGTATTATTTGGTGTATTAGGGTTGGTATCAATGGCCTACTCAATTACACTTTTGGTATATTTCTTTAAATTAAAATTATCAGAATGTAAATGCTCTAAAGACTGGAAGAGAAAAATGTTGATCTTCCCACTTATTGTTATGGCTGTAGCTCTTATTTTAGTTTTCTTAATAACTACTGTTTTGGCTTTAACAGGTAAGAAAATGTTAAAAAATGGTAAAAAATAAAATAAATAGTTAAAGATTAAATTAGTTTAGATACTTCTTAATTGTTTTTCCAAATCTTTATTATTTATAACCTTATATTTTGAATTATATTGTAATATATTTATTTTTATATTACCCTTTTTAAAACTATTAATCAATATATATAAATAATCTACATCCTTTATTTTATTTAGGTTTAAATCAAAAATAAAACTTTTAGATTTATTGTAGATTAAATCTTCCATGTCAAATAAACTTTTTTTTTTATTTAATTTATTAGAATTATATTTATTTGAATTATTATATTTATTTGAATTATTAGATTTATTTGAATTATTTGAAAAACTATATATATTTTCGTTTATCAATTTCTCCAAAAAGGAAAATATATTAATCATTGATGGATCAACCATTCCATGATTCAAACTTAATATATTATCACGTTTTAATGTATTATCTTTTATAATAATTCTATTAAATGTTTTAGTTGAAAAATACATTAACATAACCTCTATAATATTATCACATTCTACATATATTTTTATTTTATCATATTTATTTTGATTTAATTTAATTTTAAAATAATTTACACCAAAATTTACCTTATCTTTTAATGTATTAAATCTACTATTTTTTATATCAAAATTAACATCTCTATTTAATGAAGGAACATTAATATCAAAATTTTTAGTGTCTTTATTATTATTTTTTAAAAAGTATTTGGATAAATTATTACTATCATTTGTTAAATTATTATTACTATCATTTGTTAAATTATTACTATCATTTGTTAAATTATTATTACTATCATTTGTTAAATTATTACTATCATTTGTTAAAGAAATATTTGATTTATTTGATAAAGTATTTAATGTACTAATCATTTTTGGTGGTGTTTCAAGGAAAGAATCATCTTGTATTTTGCCAAGTTTCTGTAATTTATTAATTTCTATAATAATAACTTTACCATTTTCATTATTGTAATCATTAACATAATTATTTTGATTAAATATCGAATCTTTTACATAAGATAAACCACCAATACCACATACATAATCTAAATTAATATATTTTCTAATATTTTCATTTTCTTCTTCATTTATTCCAAAATAACTACCACCTTTATATCCACCTCCACCACCACAATTAATAATAACTTTGTTTTTATGCATATAACTAAATCCACCCCCACCAATACCACCATCAAGCTTTAATAATGGATAATCTAAATTATCTTCACCAATATTTTCAAATAAATCTTCATATTTATTGGAAGTTTTGTTTCCAGAAGACACATTTTGATTATTTAATGTATTTGGATATTTAACAAATAAATTAATAATTGTTTTTGAAGAAATATTAGTATTATTTAATTTTTTATTAAAATCTCTTATAACTAATTCACGGTTTTGTTCATCATAAATATATAAATCACAATTGTTTTTATCATTATTAGTTGATTCAACACTACAATTTATTATAAAATCATAGTCACTTAGTACTTGGGAAAATTCAAAAGTAATACTTGTATCTTCATTATTATTATTGTAAAATGTTTCAAATAGATTATTTTTTTTACTATTTTGGGGTTTCTCGGTTATTTTGTAATCTATCGTATTATAATTGTTACTATTTATTTTAAAATCTTTTATAATTAGTTTTTGCTTTATATTATTGGTTTTATGATAATGTGTAGTATTAGTTTTTAATACCATTTTCTTAATTGGTATAATTATTTTATTATAAATTCTTGGATGGCTAAAACAACTATGTGCTAAATTTGGAGCTCTTACTATTTCACTACTCCATCCACCACCACCACCAGCACACATTAATAATTTTTTATTCCTATATACAAAACTACCTCCACTACCTGCACTTGAACTTGTATAAGGTAATTTATCATGAACTATTAAACTATCTTTTAATGGTATTCTCTCACCACTACCTCCTACACATATTTCTAATTTTTCATACTTCTTTAAGTTATAATCATTAAATACATAACCACCAAATCCACCTCCTTCAAGTCCAGCACCAATGCATATTATTCTATAAATTCCACTTTTATCTGCCTTAAATATTGCTTTTGTTTGTGTATAATTAATTACATTATAATTTGTATTCGAAATAAAACCATTATCTATATTTGTATAATATGTATCATTACTTATAAGATCATAAATATATAAATCTTTATTTTTAAAAAAACAAGGAGCGCCATGTGATTTATTTTCATAAAGTATATTATTATTAATAAATAATGTACTAAATGTTTTGGGTGAGTTTGGGAAATAATTATTTATTTGGTTTGATTCAATTATTTTTTCGGTAGATTTATCATAAATAATTACATTTTGATCATCATAAAACAAATAATAATAATTACCCATAAACAATATATTTTGGATATTTGTTTTAACGTCTTTAAAATAACTATTTACATGTTCTGTTGTTAATATTTGCTCTTTTAAGTCATATTCTAATACATTATTTTCATGTGTTAAAATTATAAGGTATTTATTTGTTTTAGTTCCACATTTAATATTTGTTGAATATGGTATTTTAAATATTTCATTAATTTTTTTATTATTTTTTATTATTTCACCATTTTTTGTTATTAAATAGTACTTGTTATCTTTTAATATATTAAAATTACCAAATTCATCACAAAATACGACATCAGGATTAGATGGTATTTCTTTTTTTAATTGAATTTTATTACTTTTTTTCATAGTAAAATGTTCAGCATTTATTTCTTCAATAAATTTTTTATATTTAAAACTTCTATAGAAAAGGTAAAATATAATTACTAGTAAAATAATTATTAAATAAGTAATCATAGTTAATTATATAAAATATATTAATTTAATATTTATAATTTTCCGTTATTAATAGTATTATCTAAACATTCATGCATATTATAGTTTTGTATAACATTTAATAATTTATTTCTCTCTTGTTCAATAGTTAAATTTGTTTCATTCATATTATATGGTAAGCAAAAATCCTTTGAATTATCAATTGTATTACTATCATAAGGACAGTTATATGTATGAGCTATACAATTATCAGTATTTTCTTGACATCTTCTTATTATTCTTCCTTGATTATCAAAAATATTGTTACATATACACTTTTCAATACCATTTTCATTTTTACAATTATTATTCAATGAATAACTTTGGAGTAATTTTTTAAGTTCTTTACAATCCTTACTATCGGAAATTGTTTCATGTACAACAATATTACCATTATTATCTAATATTCCTTTATTTTTTAAAATATTTATATATTGTGCTTTTTTAGAATTTACAATATTTTTATTTTTAATATTTTCATTTATAAGTTGTATATAATTAGGATTTCTTGTTTCCCTTAATCTGTTTATTTCATTTTCATAATATATTTCTTGTGTATTCAAATCATTATATTTTTTAAATACATCAAAACAACTTTCACAATTATTTTCTAAATTATCACAATTTTCACCACCATTATTTATACATTCTTGTTTTTTATTTAAACATTCATTATTTAAGCAATTAGTATTTATTTTACATTGATTTGATTTAGTATTTATACCATACAATAAATCATCATTATATATAATTTCAAATACAGATGATATTTGATCTTCACTATAGTCAATATATTGACTTGTTGTAAATGGTTCAAATGTCTCTCTTAATCTACAACCATCTGTATCATTATATTCACATGTTTGTGTTCCATCATCATTAAATAATAAACCACATTGTGTTGAATCTAATTCGTCACAATCTTTTCTTATACACATTTGTGAAATTGACATTCCTGGAGGAACAATTGATGGAGAAACTTTACATACACTACTTGGACAGTTCTCAACACTATATTCACTACAATCTGATATATTACACACCGTATTTGTTGGTGTTCCATCATTATATTCACATTCATTACAATTTACCCTACATCTTGTATAATCATAACCTACACCTGATGTACCACATTTATCTAAACTTGCCATATTGCATTTTAATTCACACTTTGGTGGTGTACTAGTTTCATCATATGTACAATGTAATGCTGCATAACATTGGTCTCTATCATCATCATAGGATGAACAAGGTTCCAACCCTGATTCTAATGATGATGTTGTTGGAGATGAACCCATCATATATGTTGTTGGAGATGAACCCATCATAGATGTTGTTGGAGATGAACCCATCATAGATGTTGTTGGAGATGAACCCATCAAAGATTGTGTGGTTGTTGGAGATGAACCCATCATAGATGTTGTTGGAGATGAACCCATCATAGATGTTGTTGGAGATGAACCCATCATAGATGTTGTTGGAGATGAACCCATCATAGATTGTGTGGTTGTTGAAGGATATGATGATGTAGATGATGGTGTGGTTGTTGGAGATGAACCCATCATAGATGTTGTTGGAGATGAACCCATCAAAGATTGTGTGGTTGTTGGAGATGAACCCGTCATAGATTGTGTGGTTGTTGAAGGAGATGATGATGTAGATGATGGTGTGGTTGTTGAAGGAGATGATGATGTAGATGATGGTGTGGTTGTTGAAGCTGGGGTGGTTGTTGGTACATATGAAGGATTACGATAGCATATAACAGGATTTGTTGGTAAACTCAATGTAATTCTTATATTTTCTAATGTTACATTAGATGGTATATCATCATCATTTTCTATTGTTATATATAACTTTTTGTTATTTGATGTATAAAATGATGGTTCATTAATAACTATTCTTTGTAATTTTGAATTATTCAAGAAAATATTTTTTTTAAATCCTATATAATTATTATTTCCTGTTAAATCTAAAACTTGTAATCCTGGTAAACTTCTAAATATACTTAATATATTTAAATACCTTATATCATTATTTGATAAATCTAACGTTGTAACATTATCATATGAACCTCTTGGAATATCTGTTATTTTAACTATTTTTGATTGATCATCAATAATTTTAGTTAAAACTTTATCGGGACTACCTTCTACATTTAATAATGAACTTATATTAGCATTATTTAAAATAGTAATTGAATCTTGGAATGTTTCAATTGAATTTGTTTTTTGTTTATTTCTTGTTACAAAGTACAAAGAAATAAGTAAAAGTATCAATATAGCAATACATAATAGTATTTTATTCATTAATATATAAAAATATAAAAAAAACTAAATTAGTATGAACAAAAATTACTATTTAATATTTTCTTAAATCTTTGTTTTGGATTGTTTCTTATTGGTTTAAATGCTATTTTATTATCTTCATATGTTACACATACACCATTATTATTTAAAGGACAAATAATATAAAATGGGTATTCAATTCCTTTTTCATCACCTTCTAAAGTATGATAATCTCTTGAACTATTATTATATCTTATAAATTTATTGTAAATTCTATGATCTTCTATTTTATTTACTGTAAATAAAAAGTTGTTTTGTTCATTACATTTTTCAAATTTATAATTATATTTATCTACAAAATTTACACAATTATCATTAATTATAAGATTATATAGTTTACTTTGTAAATTTTTATATTCATTGAATATTTTTATTTTTTTATCAACATCAACTAAATTTAATTCTAAATTATTATCATAATTCTTTAGTATTAAAATATTTTCATTTTTAGTGAAAGGCTTTTTATTGATATTTTTAATTTTATCATAGTATTCTGCAAGCTTATTTCTAAGTTGATTATTTTTTTCTACAAATTCACTATCTGTTAATATATAAGCACTATCTTCATTAGGTTGGATTAAAGAATCTGTAAATTCTGTAATATATTTATCAGCTTTCCTTTTCTCTTCTAAATATAAGGCTAACTTTTCATCAGAATCACTATCTATTTGTCTTAATTTTTCAAGTATTTTATCAACATTTTCTTTATTTTTCATTGTATTTTCTAAAAAATCACTTATATTTTCATTATTTTGATTTAAACGTCCTCTTCTTTCTGTATTAGTTGAATTTTTTAATAGTTGTAGAATATGATTATTTATCCTTTTATCTTTCATTAATCTTGAAATATTACATTCAATAGAATTATTAGTTATATCACTACAATCTAATGTTGGATTTGATGATGGTGTTGTCGATGCTAGTGTTGTTGATTCAGATTGGTAATTTTCTATTTTAAAATCTTTGAATTTAAGTATAAGGATAAATATAACTAAAAATAAAATTATAGTTATAAAATTATAGTATATCATTAATATAATCAATTATTTTTTTTTATTCTATTTATCATTGAAATAAATTAGATTGTTTGTAAATCTAATAATATAATATAAAATATTGAAAATATAATAATGTAATTAATTTATCTTTTGTTGTAATTTCTTTAATATTTGGTCATTTGTATTAATTTTTTGTAATTCATTTGATAAATTCCTAAATTTGGCAATCTTCATTATTTCTTCATTATGGTAGTCATCAATTAAATTATCTAATTCACTTGTATCATTATTTATACAATATCCTCTTTCAACTAAATCCTTACTATTATTAGATAATTCACTAAGACCTTTAACCCAAATACATTTATTATCTCGTAAGTCACATAAATTCTTATATTTAATATCATTACATTTTGCTGAAATATCTAAACATTTTCTTTCCTTTTCGTTTCCAATATAATCATATCCCAACAATCTACATGTATTTTCATCTTCAACAAAATTAGAGGATACAAATACTTCTTTAGGCATACACTTTGTAATAGTTTTATTAGCATAATTGTTATATTTAATAAAATTACATTTGCTCAAACTTGTTGGTGATTTATCTTCTTTGTTATTTTCACATAATGATTTTTGTAATTCTATATCATTTCCTAAATATTTATTGTCTTTGTCCTTTTTAATAAAGTAAGCATTATTTTTATCTCGTAAATATGATGAATTATCAAATATTCCACAATCTAAATTATAAAGTTTTTCTTGGCTAATTAAATTTGGATCATGGAAATATTCAACATCTCCTATATTATGAGATGAACAATTATATTTTTCTAATATTTTAGCATCTTCGACATTTCCGGTATCATAAATACCAGAAAGATTCAAACAAGTCATTTTATTTCTTTTTGTTTTATCATAACAAAATTCATGATTTACAGTTTCACTTATTTTTTTTGAAAAATAATCACATTTTGGATTACCTGATTCATCATTAAGTGCACCACATTTTTCTTCTAAATTTGGACCTCTTAAATCTTCACATGATATATTTGTAGAATCTTCATTTGGATTCATGCATTTTTGTGTATTATCATTCCATACACAACTTTGTAAATTATTGTTTGTTGTTAAATTACATAAATTCACACCATATGAAGAAATAGAATTACAATCGTTTACTGGATTGTTATTTACATTTTTATTATTATTTGCCTTTGGAACACATTGTCCATTTATTACTTCACATTTTGAATTAGAACCTCCATCTGGACATGATGTTTCATCATATATAACACATGGTATATAATCTTGTGATTTATATTCTTCATGGTTGTAAACATAATATTTGAGTAATTTTTCTTTGAAAATATTTGTTAATGATGTTAAATCTCTATTAGTAAAGTATTTATGAATCAAATGTATATCTGTTGCTAAATCATAGTCTTTAACTTGTGATTTATCTAAATATAATTTGCTTTTATTTTCTTCAATATATTTTGTGCAGTTTATTGGTGCTACATTCGATAAAGCATTTAGGTTACATGTCAAATAATCAATTAAAACTTGGATTAATTCTGAGTTTGTTTCGCTTGAAAATGGTTCATAGTCTCTTTTATTATTGTTATTATCCTTTATTTCTACAAATTTATTACTAAGATATTCAATTATAAATGGCACTTTATCATCAAAATTTTGATTGTTATGATTTTGAATTACTGTTGAAAATTCACTTGAATAAAATATATTATTAATTTGTTTTCCAAGTAATCCTAAAAATTTGTAAATCTGTTTTTTTTTTGTTATTGTATCATTAACATGTTCCTTAATCCAATTTTCATGATTTTCAATATCAGGGTCTGGATATTTGAGTATATTTAAATTACTAAACCTTTCTTTATTTTTGTAAATTATTAGTAATAATAAAATTAAAATTAGTATTGAAAGAATTATAATTTTCATATATAATTAGAAAATATTTTATAAATTAATTTAAATAGAATTTATTATGAACATTATTTAATGGAGTTCTAACTCTATTACAAGAAGTTTTTTTTACTTTATTTAAAATAGCATTTTGTAATGACATATTTGTTGTTGAAGAAATTGTATTAGATTTTTTATTACAATTTTTTAGAACACATATTTTTTTTTTCTTTTTATCATTAGTTCCTTTAATATTAGTAATTTTAATATTAATAGATAGAAGTATTAAAAATAATATAATTAAACATAAAAATAAATAAACTTGTAACATATAGTATTTTAAAATAAAAAAATTGATTTTACAAAAATTTATTTAAAGAATTAAATACAATAAAATCTCATTATGAGCCAACCAAACAAAATCAAAATGAAGGTCGTAGCACCAAAGAAAACCAATGAGGATATTGAAAAACTTGATCATCGCAATCATATTTTGAAACTCCCAGAAACATATATGGGCAGTATTGAAATTGATAATGATGAAAAATGGTTTTTTGATAGCGAATCAAAGAAAGTTGTGAAGGCAAATAAGGAAATTATCCCAGCACAATATAAGATTTTTGATGAAATTATAGTAAATGCTTTTGACCAATATGTTCGTACACATTTTGTTGATAGTGAATATAAAGTGAAAACAATAAAAATTAATATTGATAAAGAGAAGGGATTGATTAGTGTTCAAAATGATGGTGAAGGCATTAAGGTAGAGATGCATTCCAAAGAAAAGATTTATATTCCGGAATTGATTTTTGGTCATCTTTTGACATCGTCAAATTATAGTAATTCAAAAATAGCTCATGTTGGTGGTAAGAATGGTTATGGAGCAAAGCTAACAAATATTTTCTCAAAAGAATTCTACATTGAAACAATTGATCATTTTAATAAGAAGAAATATCGTCAAAAATTCTATGATAATATGAGTCAAAAAGATAAGCCATCTATTACTAGTAATAGTAGTAAACCGTACACAAAGATTTCCTATATTCCCGATTATGCTAGATTTAAACAATCTGGGTTGACAAATGATATGTATGCGGTTATGGAAAAGCGAGCTTACGATTTGGCAGCATGCACCAGTAATAATGTTAGTGTATTTTTCAATGATGAAAAGCTTGATTGTAAAACATTTGAAAAATATGTTGATTATTATATTGGTGATAAAACTACAACACCACGTTGTTATGAAAAAATTAATGATAAGTGGGAAGTAGTAGTAACAATGAGTCATAATGAAACATTTGAACAAGTTTCATTTGTCAATGGAATTTTCACAAGTAAGGGTGGAAAACATGTTGATTATGTTACAAATCAAGTAACTAAGAAGCTAGTAGAATTTATTAAAAAGAAAAAGAAAATTAATGTAAATCCAAATTTTGTCAAGGAAAATATTATGATCTTTATTAAATGTTTCCTAGATAATCCTGATTTCAATAGTCAAACAAAAGAATATATGACTTCAAATAAAGAAAAATTTGGTAGTAAATGCGAAATAACTGATAAATTCATATCAAATATTGCCAAAATTGGAATTGTAGAACGTGCAATTGAATTAACACAACTTAAAGATTCAAAATCACTTAAGAAAAATGATGGTAAGAAGCAAAACCGTGTTAAGGGATTGCCAAAATTGGAAGATGCTATTTGGGCAGGTCAGAAAAACAAATCAAAAGATTGTACACTAATTTTGACGGAAGGAGACTCAGCAAAGGCTATGGCTATGGCTGGAATGGCAATTGTTGGTCGTCAAACGTTTGGTGTTTTCCCTCTAAAGGGTAAGATTCTTAATGTAAAAGACCCATCTAATCAAAAGAAATTGGCTGAAAATGCTGAACTTAATAGTATTAAGAAGGCTCTTGGTTTGCAAAGTGGAAAAGACTACAAGGATGTAGATGAATTGAGATATGGAAAAATCCTTATTATGGCAGATCAAGATGAAGATGGTACACATATTAAGGGTTTGGTATTCAATTTGTTTCATAGTTTATGGCCTAGTTTGTATAATATGGATGGGTTTTTGAATAGTATGTTGACACCAGTAGTAAAGGCTAAAAAGGGGAAGAAAGTAGAACAATTTTATAGTGTGAAAGATTATGAAAAATGGAAGGAATCACAATCTGATAGTTCTTCTTATAATATAAAATACTATAAAGGATTGGGTACTTCTACACCAGAAGAAGCAAGAACTTATTTCAAAGAATTTAAAAAAGTAAAGTATTTGACTACTGGTGAAAATAACGAAAAGTGTTTGAATTTGGCATTTAGTAAGAAAGATGATAGTGCCAATGATAGAAAACAATGGTTGAGTGATTATGATAGAAACAATACATTAGATTATACCCAAAAAGATGTTTCAATTCAAGAATTTATCCATAATGACTTAATCCACTTTTCAAATAGTGATAATATCCGTTCAGTACCTAATGTAATTGATGGTTTGAAACCATCTCAGCGCAAGGTATTGTTTAGCTGTTTTAAAAGGAAATTGGATAAGGAAATTAGAGTTGCACAATTGGCAGGATATGTTAGTGAACATGCTGCTTATCATCATGGTGAAGCTAGTTTACAAGGTACAATTGTAAATATGGCACAAGATTTTGTGGGTTCTAATAATATTAATTTGTTGGAACCTATTGGACAATTTGGTACTCGGCTTCATGGTGGTAAAGATAGTGCACAGCCTAGGTATATCCATACAAAGTTGAATCCAGTTACAACAAAACTATTTAATAAATTAGATGAACCACTATATGAATATAACGATGATGATGGTATTAAGATTGAACCAGTATATTATGTTCCAACAATGCCTATGCTTTTGATTAATGGAAGTAGTGGTATTGGAACCGGATGGTCTACTGATATTCCATGTTTTAACCCCAAGGATATTTTGAAAAATATTAAGTTATATAACAGTGGGTTCGCAATGGATTCAATGGTTCCTTATTATAAAGGATTTAAGGGTAAGATTGTTCAAAATGGTTCTAATTTTATTAGTAAGGGTCTCTATGAAATTCAGAAAGATAAACTTATTGTAACAGAATTGCCTATAGGTATATGGGGGCAAAATTATAAGGAAATTTTGGAGAATATGATTAATAAGAATGAGATTCGTTATTACAATTCTTATTGTAGTGATACAGAAGTTCACTATGAAATTGTGATGGATGAAACAAGCCTAAACAATTTGAATAAATTGGATAATAGTGGTGAAAATAAATTGGAGAAGAAATTTAAGTTGATTTCGTCAATTAATGTTTCTAATCTTGTAGCATTTGACAAAAACAATAAAATTAGGAAATATAATTCTATCAATGATATCTTGAAGGAATTTATTGATACTAGATTGGATTATTATGTTCTTAGAAAGCAACATCTTGTAAAACTATTGGAAGAAGAAATAAAGTATTTGTTGCTGAAAATCAGATTTATTAAAGAATTTATCAATGGTAAAATTAAGATTAGCAATCAAAAGAAGGTTGATATTATTACTCAACTAGAAAAGGGAAAATATGACATGAAAGATAATAGTTATGATTACCTACTTACAATGCCTATTTATAATCTTACAAAAGAAAAGATTGATGAATTTGATAATAAGGCTAAATCAAAGAGCACTGAATTAGAATTATTGAAAACTAAGTCAAATAAGGACCTATGGAAGGATGATTATACTGAAATTGAAAAAACATTTGAAAACAATAGTGTGGAACCAAAGAAGTTAAAATTTGTAAAGAAATAGATTTAGATTTAGTTGATTAATATATTTAGTTGAGATTTAGTTGATTAATATATTTAGTTGAGATTTAGTTGATTAATATATTTAGTTGAGATTTAGTTGATTAATATATTTAGTTGAGATTTAGTTGATTAATATATTTAGTTGAGATTTAGTTGATTA